TCCTGCGGGGACACCTGTGCCGGTGAGCCACTTGGCTCCCACCACCCCTGAGCCTGCGTTGGCATCCACGTAGGCCTTGTTGGCCAGGTGCTCGGGCTTGCTGGGTGTGGGCGCGCCAATGTTGCCGTCAACATCACGGATGACGTTCTTGTTGCTGGGAAAGGCCATCAGAGCTCCGTGGTCTTCTTCTTCACCTTGCGTAGGCGCGCACGAGGGGCCACGCGCATGGTGTTGCCTGGGATGTGCAGAGCGGACTGATCTGGGCTGCCCTTGTGCACTATGCCCCAGGCCGACTTCTTGACCTCGGAGCCGTACTCCTTGTCCCAGCGTGCAGCGATGCCGGGGTGCTTGGCGTGCATGAGACGGCGCTGCTTCTCAGACTTGTACGGCATCAGCCATACCTACGCTTGCCCTGGCGCTTGCCCGCCTTCACCCCACCGAAGAAGTTGGCCATCTCACCAGCCTTGAGCTGCTCCTTGGAGCGGATGGGCTTGAGCTTGATCTTGGGCGCAGCCTTGCTCACGGTGTGCTGCACGCCCCAGGCACTGTCCATGTCAGTCATCGAACCAGTGCTTGTTGGAGGTGGGCAGCTTGGCGTTCAGCGGGTCACGGGCCTTGGCGTGCGCAGCCAGGGCAGTCTGGCCGTGGATGGCCTGCTTCTGACGCTTCACGCCCATGGCCACGCTCTGCGGGGCACCTGTGGTGATGCCTCCCTTGCGCTGACCGACTACGCGACCCACGCCCTTGATCGCACCCATGCCGGGCTTGATCGCCTTGAAGAAGCCCTTGGCGACTTCCTCACCGTGGTCGATACCCCACGCGCTAGTGCTCATCGGTCTCTCCTTCTGGCGGTGGAGTGTGACTACGGGCCACGCCTTGTCCTCCGATGTAGCCCACGATGGCCCCGGTGAGCATGAGGAACGCATTGCTGATCAGTTCCACTATGGGGGTTAGGTCCAGCCTCTCCGGCCCCCAGATGGCTGCCGCGAACATGCCCACGACCAACGTCACCGCCAAGAAGCCCACCAGGAAGGTGACGAACAGCAGCACCTTGTCCTGGGTCTCCAGGGTGGAGTTGGCCTTGCGCAGCCGGGAGATCACTTGGGCGGCTTGTCTTGACCGTTGCCGGTGTTGCCGCTGTTCTCCCTGAGCAGCTTGTTCACCGCATCGATGATCTCGTTGATCTTGTGGGTCTGGTAGTAGTCGCCTGTGCCCTCGTGGATCTTCTCGATCTCGACGTCCTCGTCAGCCATGTCAGCGCTTGCGCTTCAGGGCACCCAGTGCGCGGGCACCGTGGAACTTCACGTTCTCCTTGGCCAGCCAGGGCAGGCCCTTGTCGGTCTTGGCGTCGAGGTGCTTGATCGCCGCCTTGCCGTAGTGCTTCGCGTTCTCCTTGGCCAGGTAGCTGAAGCCCTTGGTACCGAAGGCCTTGCTCACCTCACCGTGGTCGATGCCCCATGCACTCTCCATCACTTCTTTCCCTTCGGCTTGGGCTTGCTTGCGGCGGCCTTGGCCTTCTGCTGTGCAGACTTCTGCTTGAGCTTCTCCAGTGCGATCTGACGCTGGTGGGCACGCTGGGCCAGGACGTCCTGACGCGTGGCTCCCTTGGACTTCAGGCCTTCCATCTCCTTGGTCCGCTTGTGGTCGGCCTGGGCACGCTGCTCCTCGATAGCCGCGATGCCGCCCTTCTCTCCCACCGGGTCACCCTTGGCAGCCAGTTGCTGCTGGGTGGTCATCTCCAGCTCCTTCTGCTTGGCCCCCACCACATCCGGGTCTTGGTCCGCGATGGCCTGACCCTTGTACTGAGAGATCTGCTCCTGAGCAGCCATCTCTGGGGAGGGCTGGGCTGCAGCCATCTGGGCCTGCTCGGGCGTGTAGCCCTGACCGATCATCTGGGCCTTCTGCTGCATGCCCAGGAACTGCATCTGCTGGTCCGCAGCGGTCATCACGTTGTGCTGCAGGGCCATCTGGCGACGCATCTCCAGCACCTCGTCAGGCAGCTCAGGCAGGTGGGCCGTCTCGCGCAGGAACTTCTCCAGCTCGGGGTCGGGGAACCACTCCATGCCCAGGCCACCCATGGCGGTCATGAAGCCAGCCAGCTGGGTCAGGTCAGGGGGATCGACGTTGTTCGGGACGATCTTGGGCAGCTCATCCATCTTCCAGGCGTTCAGCTCGAACAGCCGGGGGATGGCATGACGGTTGAACACGTCCGCGATGGACTGGGCGATGGAGTTCAGCGCCGCACGGAAGATGCCGGTCTTGTCCACGTGCAGGGCGTAGGAGCCCGTGCCCTCGTGGCCCACCATGATGAAGTCGGCCAGCACGGTCATCAGGATGCGCTGCTCGTAGCGCTGGATGATCCCTGAGGTGTCGAACTGGCGAGAGCCCCCTGCAGACATCAGCTCGAACTCGAACAGCGGCTGCTTGGTCTCCTTGTCGTACATGGACGGCAGCACGATGCCCTCGTGCTCGTCCCTACGGACGTTGCTCACGAGCTTCTTGAAGGAAGCGAAGGTCTTGGCCTTGTCGCTGCCCGGAGCCTTCACAGAAGCTTCCATGTACTCCACGGGCACCTTGGCCACAGGCATGCCTGCCAGGTCACGCTCCACGCCGATGGCCTCGAACTCCTCCAGGCGCTTCTTGAAGAACCAGGGCCGGTAGCTGTTGCGCAGCATCGACTGGCCCTCGGGGTTGTTCTTCACCGTGGAGAACCGGAACAGCAGCGACTTCTCGATGGGGATCAGCACGCTCTGGTACATGGGCGGTGCGAGCTGCACCATGCCCTTGATCCCGCCGTCCTGGTCGAAGATCCAGCGCTGCCAGGTCTCCTGGGCCCGGATGGGGATCTTGCGCCAGCCGATCAGGCCATCGTCGTACTTGGACTTCTTCCTGGGGTCTTTCTCCCAGGGACCGATGCGCTTCTTGTAGACGATCTCGTGCCAGCTCCACCCGTAGACCAGGTCGGTGAGGATGTCGGAGATCATGTCGTCCCAGGTGTGCGACATGTCGTCCATGCAGGACTCGACGAAGTCCGAGGCCTTCGTACTGTCCGGGGTGTTGTCCGGTGCCTCCACCCGCCACGTCACAGCCCGCAGGAGCTGGTTGATGGTGAACAGCAGCGATCCCACCGTGGGGTCGTTGTTGGACATCTCCCGGTAGATCTGGATGGCCTTGCGGCCACGTAGCGCGGGCAGGAACTCCTCGTCCACCACACCAGCGGAGTGCTTGAGCCCAGAGGCACCCATCTCGGTCAGTGGAGAGGTGCGCTTGGCGGTCACCATGTCGGGCACGACGACCTCGTCGTACAGCGTCAGGTCGTTAGGCATCGAGGGCATGGATGCTCCTTCCTGCCCTCATCATCCCGGTCAGGTCACTCCAGACACAGCAACGCCCCTCCCAGGGGGCCAGAAGGGGCGAAGCTAGAGGCGATGCCTCCGCGAGCAGAGGATCAGTCTGCTCTCACAGACTAGCCGTTCTTGGCAGCACGAAGCTCCTGCACGGAGTTGCGGATCTCGTTGATGGCCTTCTCCACACGGTCCACGACCGAAGAAGCCTGCTGCACAGCGTCAGAGGAGCGGAGCTCGTCCAGGGCGGTCTGGAGTTCGTCCACCTTGGCGTTGATCTTCGTGACGGCGTTGTCGACGGCGGTCTGGAGCTTGCTCTCGGTCATGGCTATCTCCTTGGAGGATGAAGTGAGTTCTCCACCATGGCAGCACAACGCCCCTCCTGCATCTCACCGGAGGGGCGTTGCTACTGCGGAGCCTGTCTGCCTGTGCGTACAAGCAGTCTACGCATCAAGCTCTCTAACCTCGACCGTGGCGTTCACCCGCAGCACGGGGATGTCCAGGGCGTCATAGGTCTCGAAGGTGGAGATGGTCATCCCCGGCCACAGCACGGTGTCGTAGTTGCCCGTGGGGAACTGATCCTTGATCTCCATGAACAGCCTGTGCAGCAGCAGGTGCAGGGCGTTGGCCCAGCCCTCGTAGCTCCAGTTGCCCAACTCAGGGTCGGGATCGAGCACCAGGTCGATAGAGCGGGACACGATCATGCCTTACTCCTCACATAGAGCACGGACATGTCCTCGCCCTCCCCCTCGGTCACCACCTCGGTGGCTACGTCGAATCCCATCCGGGCTAGCTGACGCTGTGCGCTCTTGCCTTCGTGCACCGCGAGCTTGAACTTGACCCAGTGTCCAGGATGCGCAGTCAGTCCTGCTAGCACGTCCGAGATGTCGTAGGAGGGCTTGCGGCCACGCCTGCGGGGCTTGAAGCCTTCGGGCATGACCTCGACATCCATTTCGGCTCCAATGAGAGGGGTAGTCATCCCATAAACCTAGCATGTGCGCTCTATAGGCAGGCCAAAGTGACACTTCTGCATGGGCGGGTAAGCAGCTAGCCCTCACAGGCGTGATCAGCAGCCCTCTGCCACAGCACAGCCAGGGTGAGCGGGTACTTCTCCGGCTCGATGTACAGCAACATCAGGCATCTGGGGCACTGCAGCATGATTTCTTGGCTGCCATCGAGCACGGTCACCAGAAACTCGTCCATCAACATGGGCATCCCTTGTGAGAAATTGACAGAGCTACTACGCTCGCTGCGAGCACTCGTTCACGTAGCGAGTTACCAGTACACAGGAGCCTTGTCAGGGCGTTCAGCGCAGAACTGACAGGCAGGGTCACTGCAGGTGGGCTCCAGCCACTCACGGCAGATCGTGCAGTACTGGGCATCCCAGAACTCGTCGTAGTTCGAGATCCTGTGCTCACAGGTAGCCATCACGGCCACTGCCCCACTCAGAGTCCTTCAGGTGCACCTTGGGCATCTGCTCGTTGCTGCCCGCTGGCCCTAGGGATGCAGGTGGAGTGCGTCCTGGTGTCATCCACTCCAGGAAGTCAGGCCTGTCCTTGCCCGCCTTGTCCTCCAGGGTGATCCACTCACTGATCACATGGGGTTCGATCACCCCAGCGGTGTTCCTCAGGTCATCGGCATAGGCCAGGTTCAGTGAGTTGACCTGCACGTATTCGACCCAGATGCCCCCGTCATCCTCACTGGAGAAGGTGAACCCCCGCATGCGTGTGGGGTCAGCACCATGGGCCTGCAGGTAGGCCCACATCTTGGCCTTGATCAGCTCAGGCAGGTCCTGGAACTCATTGGCCCAGATGCTCCAGATCATCTCTGTACCTCTCCAAGCGCTGTTCCCTGCGCATCTCGCACCACCACTGCACTACGGCATCAGCCAGCAGGACGAACACGGTGGAGAAGATGCAGATGAAGATGAAGATCAGTAGGACGTTCTCCCCCCGCACCTACGCCCCCTACGTTGCGTCTTGGACTCCATCGCTGACCGGCATCTGCTCTGGTACCCCGTACATCGTGATGTCGCTGATCTCTGCGCCCTCTACTGCCCCCGCCTGTTCCAGCAGGTCAGACCACCTACGCAGCACCGTGACCAGCTCTTGGTGGCTGTCCTCGTGCAGGGAGGGATCATCCACCAGGGCAGAGCACTTGTGGCAGATCCAGGAGTTGCTGACCCTCGTGTAGCTGTACCCCTGCACTAGATCAGTCCCCTCTTCTTGGCATCGCTCATCACCTTGGCCACCAGCTCCAGCTGGGGCTTCACAGTCTTGTACTCCTTGGACGGCAGCCCCATCACCTTGGGCACCAGCAGCTCCAGTGCAGCGTTCACAGCCTTGAAGGCCTGTTCGTACGCCAGGAGCCTGTGGTGTGCATCCCTGGTGAGGTTCACGTAGTCCAGAACCATCGTGGTGCTGTTGGTGCTCGCCACGTTGATCGTCCCGCCCAGGGTCACCCAGCCACTGGCCTTGGTGTACGTCGGTGCCTTGGTGCCCGCCGGGGCCAGGGAGATCTTCACCTGGTCAGCGACCTCTTCCTCCCCATGCTCATCCACACCCTGACCTGCGAGTTCATCCAGTGCATCACTGACTTCTGGGTCACTTGGTTCGTCCCACCAACCCACAACTCCACCCATATGCCATTCATCTCCCTTGTGAGAATCGGTATCAGTACTAATGGTTTTTCCCGCTCCCCCGTACGTAGGGAGAGTAGAGAGAGTCAACTAGCCTTCTTCTTAGCCCTCATGTCAGCGCCCAGCTTGAACATCTGTTCGCCTACCCGCATGGCCAGATCGGGGTCGATCTCGGCCAGCATGGCGTCCCCACTGCCTTGGTCCGTGAGCCTGATGCCCAGCATGAAGCTCTCGGTGTCGTAGCTGATCTGTACCCGCATCTTGGACGGGTCACCGATCATCCGTGCTTCGTCAGGCACTGGTTCGACGCTTTCTGGGGACCTTGCGGTCGACGTCCCAGCCGTTGCGTCCTGCCTTGAGGCGGACCGCTGCATTGCTCTGGCCGAGAAGAGATCCCAGTAGGGTGTAGGACTTCCCGCTGACCACGGCCCACTTGAGAGCGTCATCCAGCATCACCTTCGCTTCGTCGAAGTTCTTCTTGCGCTGAACCAGCTCGGTCTTCCACGCCTCGTCCTGATCAGTCAGCATCACGTCAGACTCCATTCAGTTGCGACCAGCTCGTCCTTGGCTACGACCGAGCCTTCGACGCGTACTGCTGAGGATGCAGCCAGGTGCTGCGTGTTGAACCGGAACTGCTTGTCTACCCACGTGGTGTCGCTCTTGGGGAAGCCCAGCGGAGAGACGTTCGGGTAGTTGTTGGACACTGCCTTCCAGGCCAGTGCCGCTGAACACACCTCATCGGGGAGGTGGAACTCTTGGGCCCGGGAGTACAGGTCCTCCACCCGGCAGTACTTGGTGGCGCTGTAGTGGGTCTCGATCTTGGGGCTCTTGATCCGGTGGTTCTCGACCGCGCTCACGTACTCGGACAGCATGTCGTCCCGCTCACGCCCGGTCATCAGGAAGCCCCATGAGCGGGCATCCACGTAGTCATCGATGACCCCACCCAGGCCAGTGGCATCGTGGATGGACTGGCAGTCCCCGTACTCCTGCTGCAGGCGGTTGAAGATGCCCACCATCTGCGGGTAGGGACGACGGTTGATGCGCACGTAGTGCACCAGCTCGATGGGCAGCACCGTGACGTTCCAGACCCCGATCACAGTCATGTCCTGTGCCTTGGCCCAGTCCGCTGCCACCACGTAGTCCTGGTCACGCTGGTAGCCCTTGAACCGGTACTCCTCGTGGCCCTTCACCTTCTTGATGGTCTGATCCACGGTGGGCACCGGCATGTCGAACATCCACTCCACACTGTCCGTGTCGAAGGCACGGTTGCCGATGGAGGGCTCACCTAGTTCGTACTCGACCCGCCACATCTCGGTGGGGATCTCACGCTTCTTCTGATCGATGGTCTCTTGGTCCAGCCAGCCATCGATGGGGTTGGCACTGTCCTTGTAGCACCAGGTGTAGATGGGCAGCCCCTCCCCCTTGAAGCGCCGGTACTCCTGGGCGAATGTCCCATCCGCGTTCTGCCAGGTGCTAGCCATAGCCGTCTGTGCGGGGATCTTTACGCCCAGCCAGTTCTTCTGGGGGAGGGGCTGACCTAGAGCACCCTGCAGGATGAGGTAGTCCATCTCGTCGATCTCATCGAGAAGCAGGCGTGCCGGGTGGGGACCACGCACAGTCTTCTGTGACGCGGTGAGGGGACGGATGCGAGCCTTGTTGGAGAGCAGGATCTGCAGGTTGGACTCATCGAGCTTCATGTACTTGGGAGAGCCGTCCCAGTCCCAGTACTTGCGCATGTGCTCGTGCAGGTTCATCGACTGGGCTAGTGAGCCACCCAGCAGGTTGACGTCAGCGCCCCACACCACAGCGTTGGTGAGCCCCAGGGCGGCCATCGCGTAGCTCTTGCCCGAGAGTCCTCGGGACCCGTGAACCAGCGTCTGTGGGGCTCGACCGAAGAAGCTATCAGCGAACCAGCTGAAGGGCGTGTCGTGTTCGATGCACACCTTGTACCGAGGGATGACGATGCCCCACAGGGCTTTGACCAGCTCATAGAGCTCGTCGTCATCACGGGGTGGACGAGTCAGGCTGTATCGCCCGAACGTCTTGGTGCTCTCTGGCATGGGAACAACAGTACTACGTGACTTCGGGAAGTAGTAGAGCCACGCACACGCAGATCACTGCTGCTGCCAGGATCTGGAACGCTCGCGGTGGGAAGAACAGCGAGATGAACGCGAGTATCAGTGCGACGACG